CTTTAAAAAAAGAAATACTACCACTATCAGTAGTATTTGTTTGTATTGAAACTAGCCCTGATAAAGCTGAATTACCAACTTCAATAAGACCATCGCTACCATCAGCGGCTAATCTAACAACAACATCCCCAGAGCCTTCAATATATTCAACTCTTATGTCATTAGATGTTGTGTTACCAGCCGTTGTAACTTGCTGCAAAGTAGGTGTTGACGCACCGTCACCTACCTTTCTCCATTGCGTACCAGTCCACGAATAAACCGAACTATCTGCCGTATTGTAACGCAACGCTCCCGGTCTGCGACCAATCGAAGCAGCAATAGTAGGAAGAAGTAAAGTAGAATCAAAAGCACCGCCGCGCCATTTGTAATAGTTGTTAAAATTGGTATATAAAACACCATCTATCGTTTGACATTTTACCGATACCGATAAAAGAATTAAACTACAAAAGAATCCTAATATTTTCGCCTTCATTTACGCCTCCGTTTATTGTTATTGTTCTTGTTGTCGCATTATGAGTAATATACCTACGATCAGATCTCACCACATAAGTCTGTAAAATACCATCTATAAATACAAATGGAGCAATCGTCAACTGATTATTCTGATATTCAGTATCACCTTGCTCCATCGGCTGACCGCTACCTACTATAAAATCCGCAACTGTCATAAATCTGTTTGTATTAATATATACGAAATTTCCATTCGGTAACTCATAATTAGAAGGTGCTTGGCAAGCATCGTAAATCATAGGAACTTTCAAATCTATCTGAAAAGTAACGCCTGCCAAAACATCTTCTTGTTCTTGTCTGAAATATTCAAAGTTTGCAGACCGCTGCATTGTCCATTCGTGTTTGTCCCAGCCTATCTGCGCTAAAAGATCGTGACCGATTAACTCGCAATCGCTTTGCATCTCAAGTTCATCCATATTTTCGACATGATGAATATCTGCAATGGTTACAATAATGCTGTATGTCTTTTCCTTGCCTGTAATTGAACTTGTATTCAATGTATACCATACAGCAGGATATTCGACATCTTTGTAATCAAAGACTACAAAATCTTCAGCTTTTACGTGCCTTGCCGTTCTCACTTGTTTGTGAGCGGCTGCGATCGTTACTAGCTTTCTTATTATTTGGTTGAGTGTTGGACTCATGTTTTTTTAAATATGCTTTTAAAAGCTTTTCAGTTTTCTTTGTATAACTCATTGGCAACAGGATAAGAATTCATAACGATACCACTTAGGCACGTCCTCTTTTGGCATCGCTGTTTTACCTAAATAAATACCTATTTCATAAGCCGACCGCTTAGGAATAAAAGTATCAACACGGCTGCCCGGGTTAATATATTCTTGAAATTTAGATCCGGTTCCTGCTTCCTCAATCAGATAATTGATTAACCTTTCCAGATACCATTCTGCACGATTCTTATACTTTGCTTTGTAGTCATCAATTTCAGAAGCGCTCACCGCTTCGCTGTTTTCGGTTGACTTTCTTGTAAGTCCTTTATTCCATATCTGATACGACAAACCATCGGCAAGCTCTGAAATAGTGTAGTGAATCATCGCATCCCGGATATAATCTTTAAGCAGCGTCTCTTCATCCGCTGTTAGGTTACTATTGTCGATGCCATCTTGCAATCTTTCATAAAGAGCCGTCCCAAGTACAGGCAAAAGCTGCATTTCCTGAATCGTTTTTATTTCAGAAACGATCATTTTACTATCTATGTTTTTATGAACAGGTGAGCGTTCATAAATATTCTCGGGACTGATAAAAAGGATATCTCTCATTTTTTATTTTTTTTCATTACTATTTGACGTACCCAGCGATGTCTGCATTCTTTTGATCTTGACCCGTCAGGTTCTGTATACCATCCACCTTTACGATCCCATACGCTGTAACCCATTCTGCGGCTCATGGTTTCAATTTCAGCACGTGACCATAACTTACCTAAGTCTTGCAAACGTGCGCAAAAGTTTCGCCTTGTGCTGTTGTCAGCATCAGTGAAACCAGGCTTCCATGTGTACTCATAAAAGATCTTAAAATTTAAAGTCTCGGGCGTTTTATCTGTTTGTTTTGACAAAGGCTCTGTTAAAGTGCGCTCCGTAACTTCATCAATACCTACCCTGACAACTTTTACAGATATGCGACCTTCATCCGTTAATCTTTTGATTATTTGCTTTGCGCTGTCAACTTCAATATCTAATGTTTCAGCAATTATTTCAGGAGTTATTCTTTTATCTTTTCTAAGTAGATCCAAAACGTTCGCTTCAAGCTGATTCACCTCGTTAAATTCCTGTGATGTGAATTTAGCCGGCAATGTCTTTACTATAAGATAATCACTTTTGTTTACACCACACTTTGCGAATTCAGCAAGTAAAAGTTCATCCTTTTCTTGTGCGCTGAACTCCATTGCGTTATCAATAGAAAGCATTGTGTTCACTTCGTCATCATTCAAACCTAAGCTGCTTTTCAAAAGTAACTTAGCTTGTTCTTGACTGATCTCACCTTTCTCAAATTTGCGGATAATACGTGTAAGGCTTTGCCATTGTCTACCTGTTAGGTTTTTCAGGTTTTCGTTAACTGTTGAGGGTGCATTTGAGGGTGCATTTGAGGGTGCAATTTCAGGATACTGATTAGGATCGATACCAACCTTTTCAAGTAACCACTTTTTAGGTGCAATCTGTAAAAGCGTCTGTTCGCTAAATTCAAACCCTATCGGCTCAACAGGAACGATCTTAACATCAACACCTGTGATCTCTTTAAAAAGCAATTCTAATGCTTGCTGTTTGTCATTTGCATAAGTAGCCTTAAATATCTCATAAGCCTCACGAATCTCACTACGCCCACCTAACTGACCCTCAACACGAATACCGAATAACATCGGACTGACAACCTGATGACCAGCAAACAATTCCTGTTGAATACTCTTTGCAAGTATGTCGAAATGTTTATCTAATTCCGTACTGCTAAGATCATCCAACTGCGGACGCTTTGCAGGATCTTTGCCGAAATTCAAAACAATATTTCCAGCATTTTCACTACCAGTAAACTTGCTTTTAAATCCTTTCTCTATCTCTCTTTTTTCTTCTTCGCTAGGTATGCCTTCAAAAAAGCTAATCATTTTTGAAGCAAACATTCCATTCGTAATAGTTGACAAATGGTATTTGCTTATTTCAATATCCGTTTGTATCGCATTTAAAGCACCCATATAGCCGGGATAGCTATAAGTCTCAACCCCTGGACGATATTCTTTGTAATAAAGTATTTGCGTTTGATTGCGAAGCATCTTCACATCCTGATTAGGATTGTAAGCTAAAAACACTTTTGGTTCATCATTCTTTTTGTAACTTTCCCAATCTTTAACAAAAAACTGAGTATTATCTTTATTGCTCCTAACCTTATGGTATGGTACGTGATAATAAGCACCGATCTTGCCTAATTCGTTATACTGCACCTCAATATAACACCCTCCGAAAACCTCAATATCTAAACAAAGTTTTTTAAGTATCTCATTTGAATTCTCATAAGCATTCGCCTGTGTTACATTGTCAAAACCTTTGCCTACAATGTAGTTTACCTTTCCTAATACAATACCATTATGCTTGCTGCTTTTGTTAAACATTGTAAGCAGCATATTAGGAAACTTATTATCCTCACCAAACATCACCCAACCCTTGTTGGGCATTTCCTTCATTACCGGCACTTTGACATCGGCAAACTTTATAAAAGATACTCTATTCTGCATCATATACTTTGTAACTTGTTGGGTTATTATATTTTGTTGTAGTCACATCCTGACCATCTGAAAGGAACATTAAACCAGTTTCAACAATGGCACCGGCATTCGCTTCATTCGTATTTGTAGTGCTTGCCTGTTCATATACTTTGTAAGTGTACCAACCCTCCTCCACATTTGCAAAATAGGTATTCACCACTAATGAAAACTGATTGTAGCGATCCTGATATAAACTCTGATCTGCACTATTGACAATTACAAACTTTACTTTATCGTTTGTCGTTCTGCTTTGAAACACGAAAAGAAAATTTGCATCTAAGATAGTCTGCTTTTCTTTCAATGTCAAAATTAAAGTTTCAGTATTTCCTTTTGTGAGATTTATCATTCCTTTTATAAATACCGATTAACAAAAAACGCCCGCCTAAATGCAGGCAGGCGCTTTACCTATTCTTCATCAATTATCAACCAGCTGTTTCAAGTGCCGCAGCAACGGTACTATTTACTTCATAAAGTTGATCAGGCTCTTTACCCATAAAGTTTAAAGTATATCCTGAACGATCTCCAAAAGCTGTACCGCTTCCGCTTTCAGATGCTGCCATATCTATTCCTCTTTCCTTACCTAGCATCCAAAACTTATTATTATTATCCTTAACAACTGCAATAAGAACGTTTTGAGCTAACAACTTAAGCTCTGTATTTACAGCCGCTGAAAGTTTGTTAACAACGATTGTAAGATTCTGTTCGAAAAACAAAGTTCCGTTTTCAGTTGAAACTTGTGGATTGTGAGTAAAGTTTCCTGTTTCTTTTGGTAGTTCATATTTCCAGAAACGCTTACCGCTTGCCTTAGTCAATCCAGTAACAACACCTGAAGCATCTGCAATAGCTGAAACATTTGCTTTTTCGATAAAGTAAACTTCGGTAATGCCACCAGCTGAATCCTTACAATCCAAACTATAACCTTGTGTTAATGCACACGCCATTTTGATATGTTTTTAAAAGGGGTCTAATTCGACCCCTTTAGATTATTAATTAAGCTTCGAATTTAACGATCTCATCCATGAAGGCGAACTGCACACCGATCTTGAATGAAGCGTGAAACTTCACATTGCGATCATCTTGAGAGTACCACATTTCAAAACGCTCATCTTCACCTTGCAAATCAACACCCAAGAAGATATTACTCATTCTGAAAGCATAGATATCGTTAGTGCCAGTCAAACCATGTACAGGGATAACTTTGTAAGATGTACCAGGTACGATGAATTCTGCGTTAGGCTCATTTTTATCGTTTCCAAAATTGTAATGGAAAAGATTAAGATCAACATACTTGCTTACAAGCAGATCGAAAGTATCCCATCCGCAGAAGATGCGAACATCTGTTTTACCTTTGATCTTTGCAGGGAGAGCTTTAATAACTGCAAGTACAGCCGCTTTTGCTTTGTCAGCAGTATCTATACCGGTAATTGGCGCACCCGATCCGTAAAAGCCAGTTACGTTTGCATCTACAGGAGTTGTAGTTGCATCTGTGATCAATTGCTTAATACCTTTGAACTTGTTTAAAAGTCCGTTAGTACCGCCGTATCCTGCACCTGTAGCTTGCCAAATTGCAACTTCAAGAGCTTCTGCAATCTTGCCTGTTTTCAGGTTAGTATATTCTTGAGCGAAAGCCATTGTATCGTAATTAGATCCAGCGGGAAGTGCCTTTTGCAGATACTTACCTTCAAGATCTTTCGGACAAAGGATTTCCTGTGTTTTGATTTTACCAACAGTCAAAGTACGTTGAGTAAATTCAGTTGTTCCGGAAGCAGCGAAACCGCATGAGCTGTCATCTTGAAAGAATACATCAGTATCCATTCTGTTAACAGTTTCAGAGCCTTTAACTCCGGTCATTACATTTCCTTCAGAAACGATAAGCTGTTGAGTTCTCGCCTCAAACAGCGACTGAGAAACAAGCTGTTGCTCATTTTGCTCTACATAAGCCGTAAGGCCAGTTACTAAAAAAGCCATCTTTATTTGTTTTTAAATTGTGAAACGAAATTTGAATAATTGCGAATGCGGTCAGCCTTAGTTTCAATGCTAACTTTTTTGAAGTTATTAGGCATTTCAGTTGGTGCTTGAGAAGGTACGTTAACCAAAGTATCAACAAGCTGAATAAGTCCCTGCATTGCTTCGCTTTGTTTTCCAAATGCAGTTTTTAAACCTTCGTAATCAGATTGTAAAGCGGAGAAGCTTTGCTCACTTGCAGCGATACGGCTTTCAATTTCAGAAAATTTAGAATACATTTTCTCTTTCTCTTCATCCTTTTTTTCTTCCATATCCTTGCCGCTTTCAATTTCAACCTCAACTTTTTCCTCAACTTCTTTCGGATCAATTTCAGCTATTACGCCTCCTTCAGCAAGTACGATTTCAGTACCATCTGCTAAAGTGTGTTCACCAGCCGGAGCAGGTGAGCCATCTTCGAGTGTAACGATACCGCCAACTTCCAAAGCGGAAACCATAATCTTTGTGCCGTCTGCCAAAGTGTATTCAGGAGCTGGCATTGTCTCTTCTTGAAAAACAAGTTTTTTAACCTGTGCTAAAAGTTCGATCGGATTCTTCATGCCCATATATACCGAAACCTAAAAAAACTGGACATTTACCAATGAAAAAGTGAATTTACATGCGTGCAAACGCATAATATACTTTACTTTATTTCTTTTATTTACTTTACTTTATTTACTTTACTTTACTTTGTTGAACGGCTGTTAAACGACCGTTGAACGACTGTTGAACGACCGTTGAAATATTAACTTAACAACTTTAAAAAAGCGTCTTTTCTTTTTTCGTTTATATCATTGAAATTGAAATACTTAGAGCAGTATGTATGTAATAAAACTCCAAGTTCATCTCTCATATCTTTATCATTCACTAATTCGTTAATATGTCGAGTCCAGTCGCTACTTTTTTTGACATATTTAACTACATCTTCGGGAAAACCTAAGTACGGATCGACATGAGAAACAACAGCCGGTATTGCCTTACCAGCCGCCTCCAAAAGCTTAATATTCGACTTGTAAGCGTTAAAATTATTCTTCACCAATGGCACTAACATAATGTCAGAATGTTTGAACATTTCGTAATAATTAAACACATCCATGCCTCTAATTAACGTATGCGGCAAAGCCTGGTCCGATGTAAAGTAATTAGCCATTCTATGCCAGTAATAACGCTCCGTATCGTTAGAATCCGCAAAGCCACCCATAACCATGTGAATGTTACCGGATAGCTTTTTTAACGGTGCTTGTAATAACTTAATATCCTGTTCATGTGTTATGCCGCCTGCCCAAAACAATTTGACCGCATCGGTAACTACCCTTTCACCATTGAACTGTAACTGATTGTAAGGTATCGCGTTCGGTAATATTTGAACGTTCTTATTGTGTGCATAGATAGCATCTGCCAGCCTTTCGTGAGTGCAAGTAACTAAATCAGCTTCCCTCATGTGTTCTATTAAACGACCGGCAAAGTTTGAAGCATTGTAACCTTCATACATCAAATGATCGTGAGATAATATCCAATAGTCATCAACATCGACAACCAATTTAAACCCTTTCTGCTTTCGCCTTTCAATTAGGTTTTCACGCTCCCAAATGCGATTAATAAAAACAATGTCAAAATCATGTTCTTCCCATTGTTCATCAGTCATCGAATCGGTAATTCTACCGTATTCTTTTTCCATTAATGAGATCGGAAGCATAAGCCTGTGATACCCACAGCCGCTAAATTTTTGTGTTAGTGTTAGGATTTTCATATCAATAAATACCAAAAACAAACCCCACCTGTAAAAACAGGCAGGGGAGTTGTAAACCTAAACTAAACACAACTGATCAAAAATCTTTAAGCAATTCTCTTAACTTTTGAATGATCTCTTCTTCTTTCATTCTCATTTTAACTTCCGTCATATCAAACATACCCTCCACGCTAAATCCTTTAAAAGTGCCATCCTTGACCTTTGCCCACGTTTCATCATTCATAACCTTTGCACCTAAAAACCACGTGCCGTCTGGTAGGTCTTCAAACTGCTTCATTTTCGGAATGCCTTTACTTTCATCTGCTATCCACGACATGAAAAAGGTAATACCTTCTACTGGCTTTGTATGCATTTCATTTGCACTCTGTTGAAAGCCTTTTGCGTAAAACTTCAAAGCAATCGTTTCAATAGTCTTTTTGTCAAAGAAAACATAGTATTCGCCTGTTTCATCACGTCTATAAATCGGCATATCTGGTATCATTGCTGGACCAACTACTATACGCTCTTCATTATTGACAACGGAAAAAGCATGCATCTTTTGTTTATCTATTTGCTCAAGTTTACGCTGCGCCCACTCTATGCCAGCATCACCGCCCCATGCAAGCCACATAAGCCGACCGCATCCGTCACCTAATTCCTTTTGTGAGTTTTGTCTATGTCTTTCAAAGGCTGCCATTCGTGCAATTGTTTCACGTGTTATCGGCTCACCTTTTGCTAATTGATTCGCCCTCGCTTTGCCAACAGGCGTTCCACATTCACCCCATCCGTTTTCCTCCGCCCACCTTAACGCTATCTTTGCGTTTTCACTTGCCTGTTTTGGATAGTCGCTGTATCTTTCTTGAAAGTTCTCATTTCGAGAACTCCATTTGCTATAACAAATAGCAGCCGCTTGTTCTTGATCTTTGCCCTCACCTACCATGTACGAAATACAGCGAGGTATAAATTCCTCTTCTGATTCGCCTGCATTCGGCTCAACAAATAATTGTTTTTCAAATGCGAAGAAGTTTTCACCTATTGCCGGTATGTCAACAAGTGCCACCGCATTCACTTCCTGTGTGGCGTTTTCATCTTCTTTTATCGTTAATCTAAATAATGGTAACTGTTCCATGTTATCCGATCCTTGCATTACGCTCAAGGTATGCGTTTCTTTGATTGTTATTTTGTATATCTGAATTCATTACGTATGCCCTTAAAGACTGATTACCTAAGTTATTTATTGCCATTGAATTTAACGCCTGCCCTTGCACAACGGGAGATAATGTTGGTGACATAGGTGCGTTCATGTTTCCGGGAGGAGGTGGGGGAGTTGGCCCCGTACCGCCGCCACCGCTTCCATTCATAAACCTACCAATAGATGTAGCCGCTATTGTTGCAATAGAACCAGCCGCCCTTATTTTTGCGGCTATAGCTTGTTTTGTAGCCAATGCCATACCAGATCCTGGCACTATTAAATTCATAGGGCTTGCCGCACCGGCTGCATAATATGAAGCTATTTCCCTTTGCGTGTCCATTATGATTTTCACAATCGCCAATGCTTTATCAATAACAAAAAAAGCATTTGCTAATTTTTTGTTTTTGCCTGCTAATGTTTCTAAGGCACTAAGACCAGCACTAGTTGCAGCAAATGTTGCATCTTGTAATTGAATCTCTGCTTGTAAAATTTGTGCATTTATTTGTTCTTTTTGTGTTTTTCTTTTTTCATCAATCGCTCCTAATTCTTGCGCTTCTTTCTCTTTTAATGCTTTTAACAATGCCAATCTCTGCTCTTCAGTTAAATTCTCATTTGCCAATATCGAAGCTCTTTGTTCAGCATATTTTATATTTAATTGCTCAATCTCTTTTTGTGTTTCATCTTGTATTCCGGCTAATCTAGTTTCTAATATAATTTTATTTAATTGATCTTGAAAATCTTTTTCTTTTTTAACATCAGCCGCCTTTTTATCATCTTCTTGTTTGTCGAATTTATCGTTAATCTCTTTTCTTTTTAAACGATATGCCTCATCAAAAGCAGATCTATCTTTAACGCCTGCGGCTATTAATCTTTTTTCTTCCTCAACTCTTTTCGTTTCTAAGTCTAAAAGTTCAGCATCTCTTTGAGACATCAATGCTTTTCGAGATTCAAATAATATTTTTTCAGCTTCTTCTCTTGCCTTTGCGGCTTTGTCATCTGCTTCCTGAACTGCTTTGTTTCTCTCTTCTTCACCTTTTTTATCAATATCTCTCGATGATAATATAAAACCATCTCTTTGGTTTTTTAACTCAGTTAACGCATCTTCTTGTGCTTTAATAGAAGCATCGCCGTCCTTTTTTGTTTGCTCGGGATCGAATACAAGACCAGCCAAACCTCCCGTAAACTTACCATACAAATCAAAATTCTTACCAACAGCTTGACCTATTAAATCAATACCTTTTAACACCGCTGTCAATGGCAAACTAACAAATGCAATTAAGCCCTCAAGTATTTCCTTATTTCTTTTTGCAGCCGCTACCTGTGATTTTTGAGTTTGTATACTATTCTTTAAATTTATTTCGGCAGCTTTAATAGTCTGATTAGTCTGATCTATTTTAGATTTTAAAATATCTTTTTCACTTTTACCCTGTAATTTTAATGTATTTTCTTGCTTACTTATTGCATCTAATTTGCCCTTTTGAGCCTTTAAATTATCTTCAGATGCTTTATTTAACTTTTTCTGTTCTTGACTAACACCACTCACAGCACCTTTTATGTCATCCCAATAAGCAACAATAGCACCCAATGCAATAACAAGCAAACCGATACCGGTACTACCTATTGCCGTTTTGATTGCACGAAAAGCGTTTACAGCTACTATCTTTAATTCTTCATAAGCCTTTCCTAAATCAGCAATCTGACTAAGTCCCTGACTTAATGCCATTGCACCCTGCACCTTAACTAATGTCTTTTGTAAATCATCACTCTCTTCACCTACTAACGCCATTGCACCCTGAACAGCAGAAAACCCAGCCGCCACCTGTGAAGCCGCATTTGAAAAAGCTTTGAATTTATTTCCGGGATCGAACAAATCCGCCTGCTCCCTTGCATCGTTAATCCTATCTTTTAAATCTGCAATCCTACGCGCCGCTTCTATCGCTTGTGGCGAAGTCTTGCCAAACTGCTCCTGCATTACTATTAAATCGCTTGTTGCGTCTTTAATAGCTTTTCGCATCTCACCTACCGACTTAAACTCTACATTTACACTTGCACCTACCTCTGTCTTAGCCATTATCAATTATTTTTAAAAGTTCAACCTTTACAAGTTCATTATTCGTTACATCGTAATCACTTACCTTATTCAAACGAAACCTTATCCCGTCAATAAATACTGCTTTGCTGAAATCCAATTGCGCTATATCTAATGCTTTTAAATAAACATGACACGTCAACAGCTTGCTATCTTTATCTGCTATTTCGGCAATGTAGCTACTCCAAAACCTATTAAATAGATTCTGTGAAGGGTAGGTACTAACCGTTAAATAAACCTCGCCAGGTGCGCCAAAATTTAAGTCCTGTGTTGCGTTTGTGGGATCGTCTAAGTGACCAGCGTACCCATAAGATGTTTTGGCGTAATTAGTTTCACCGCCTGTAATATTCCAACTATTTGCAGTTAACTTTTTGCTGAACAAAATCCTTATGTTAGAATCCATCCTATCTTCGGCTGCTAATTCGTTTGACTTTTTGTAAATAGGAACTACATATTTATCGTTGTTTTCGTATTGTATTAACGGTGAAGAAGCAAAAATTATGTCTGTTGTTTGTTTGTCGTTTGAGAATTGAAAACCAGTATCGAATTGCCTATCTGCATAATTCTGATTAAACTTTTTACGGTAGCTTTCGTTGTAAAAATCAGAATCATCTTTGTACTTATATTCGAATATCCTTGCATTTAGATTGCCCATAGGTACGATCTGCCAGCTTTTATCACGTGCTACCTTATAAGACCAGTCAATATCATTACCGCTCATGTAATCGACATATGGCTCGATTAACAGCGTTTTATCATTTAGCCTATCTTCTGTTATGTATAAGTTGAACATCTTAATCAAAGACGCTAAAAAGTCTTTTTGAAATACACCTTTTGGTATCGTTTCATTTATAGGTACAGAATCACCAGAAGTTATTGGCGTTACTATTGCGTTGGTTGTATCTATTGTTAAATTTGCAATAATACCACTAAGTGTTAAGGTTGTTGATTTAACAGGATCATCAGAAACAATTAAAATATCTATAATGTCATTTTGATTTAATATTCCTGTAAAATTAAAAGTCAAGTTTATACTGCCAGATGGACCAGTAAAAGTACGTGAAGATATCACAGAAGCATTTTGCCTAAGTTGTATTTGAAAATCTGAATTAGGGTTAGATCCTGTAAGGTTATATGATGCCTTTAAAGTAAAGACACCAACGATATTTATAGATGTAGCATTATTATATGTGAATTCATCTTTAGCCGCGGAAATAGTAAAATTTCCACCTACCGCCGTTTGAAATGTTAACAAATCTTGATCTGTTGTTATGAACAGACCTGATGATCTAGAAGCAGTTAATTGCCTAGTCTCAAGTTTTGTAAGTAATGCCTGATTGTGCGGAATGATTAAAGACTTGAAATAATTGGTATTAAAAAAAGTTGATGTGTACGAATAACCTGCCGCCTCAAACATTTTATCAATATACTCTTTTACGTACAATGCAGGGCGAAAAGTACCTATATTGTAGTCGCCGCTATTCGCTATTATTTGCGTCTCTCTGTAACTTCCATAATCAATAAGCGGATAAAAGTAACCGCTTCCGGGCGTGTTATCCCAACTATTTGAAATGACCGTATGGCTTAACGTGTGATCATAAGCACTGAAATCCAAATCTTCTAATTTCTTATTGCTGATCTCTGCCATTAAACCCGAAAGCTCACCAAACAATGCACCTTCGTATTCGAGCATTTCACCTTCCTTTATTATACCAGTAAGTCTAAAAACGCCCTTTAATACCGACAAACCATTTAACCTTAACTCCGCCCTACTCGTTTGCGCTACATTGAAAGCAGCACCGATATTAGGCTGACCTGGTGAAAAAACATTGTTACTGCCCATTTCAGCAATATGCCCAAATATTGTATTATTGTTTCCAGTACCAGGCAAAACAATCTGCTTGCTGAATGACGTCTCACGTGAAGCAAAGTTTCTAATGTCATCAATGGCATAAGTTAACTGAATGCTTATTTCATCGTTAATATCCGCCCTTTGCCCTTCTATAAACAGTTCGTACATACTATCTGAATTGAACGTTATTATCTATTGAGAATTCGATGTTCACCATTAAAGTATCTGTTTTATTTATACGATCATCTTTAAACTCATAATTAGAATCAGTGATTATCACAGGGTAAAAATCCTGTGTAGTTGAATTCAATAAATAAACCTGAGGCGAATGTATTAACTCACTTAACCAATCGTATTCACCCGTACTCAAAATATCAGATGTTAGCTGCATCTTTTCTTTGTACTTGGCGGCATATACCTTTGACGCCTCGTTATATGAATAACCTACTTTGTCAACCATTTGACCGCCCGACAAAGACCATCGCATTTGCTCGAATCGCTTTTTCTCATTATCGTTTAATAACTTACCATGTATAAAAGTGTAAGAATCAAAAGCGCCAAAAGCATTTAAAAAAACAAGCGTATGCGTATCGTATTTAGCGCATTTCTTTTTTATGTTACGTGTACCGATAACACCCGAAACACTACCCGATAATTGAAAGGTAATGTCATCCGCAGTTGGCAATAAACCAAACACAAAAGCATTGCCGTTTCCTGTTTCGGTATATTCATTTTGCACCGATCCGTTAACCTTTTCTTGCCTTGCAAATGTTTGACCAGAGGGAAGAAATACAGATAATACAACAGGCTCACCGCTATACCAATATGTTTCTGTTGGTCTATTGCTTAAAATCATAGCGCCTGTAATATCTGATTGTTTACGATCCCATACGCTACGTGTGTAATTGTTGTAAACCCTATATGTGCCGGATGCTATGTTTGCAGTCAATACACCACCACTCACCTCACCATACCTTACATCGTATTCCGTCCAATATTCTTCAGCTCCTAATTGCTCCGATGTGTCAAAAGAAAACACATCTAAATTAGATAGTGATGCTTCATTTAAAGTAGCTCTGACAATGTTACCAACATCCAATACTCCGTATTTGTCGATACCGTACGGACTATTTTTTACCCTTGTAATTAGATTACCCGACTTGTAAATATCGAATACATATTGAAACCCTGTGACCGCTTTGTTAGTAGATTCGACAACGTGCCATACTTCGCTATGTGCCGACTGATAACCTGTTGGTGACTGTGAAACTGTTATACTCATATCGTTTATATTTTAACGCCTTTGCCCTTTTGTAAATCTGTTTTCATCTGTTCTAAATTAACGGTAATGCTTTCACCTAATGCCTTTGACATTTCAGATCCGAAGTCTGCAAATGTTTTATCGAAAGCATCTGACCAAAATCCTGTTTCATAAAGACCGTCTCTTTTAATACTACGTGCAATAATGTAAGCTAGTGTTCTTCTTCCTTTTGTCGGGTCGATTGCTTTTCGCTCCCTACCTTCACGCCCTCTCAAATCCCTTGCCGTAGCGGTTAACCTGTTTCTTATTATCCACTTTTCAATAGCTGTTACATGGCTTTTTGAAGGGTTAATAAATTTAAACTGATATGGCGAAGTGTTGTTTTTTCGGCTTGCACCTGCACCCCTAACCCCTTTATCTACAAACTTGTAATAGTCTAAGGCTGTGAAATCTATCCTGTAACCGTTCCTTAATTTAACAATGTTGAAATCTAAGCTTTCATCTAGTGCGCCAGTTGTAACAGATCCAGTCTTATTGAGATTATCGGAAGCTGTTTTTAAAAACTCAACAATGTATTTGCTAAGCATTTCTTGCATAGGGTCGATCTGATTTAGGGCAGGTTTAACGATACCGCCGAAATCCAAACCTCCAGCCTGTAAAAATGCCGCCTGCGCCTGTGCAATACTTGCCATACTATTAAATACCAATAAAACAAAAACCCCTACCTAAAAAGGCAGGGGGAATTAGTAAACCAAAACTAAACAATGATTATGCAAATGTAATAAAAAAGCCGGGTAGAAACCCAGCTAGTAAATAAAAAATATCACAAGAATTAGATACAAAGGTACTTTATTTTTTCTTTTTAAGCCTTTCCATTTGCGCTTCTTCTACTTTATTTTTCATCTTCATGTAAGCCATCGCATTAAGGAACTGCAAAACAGGAAGTTCAAAAGCAGCGTCTAAGCTGATTCGTTCGTGATCTGCGACAACGGTGGCGGAATAAATCCATCCATAATAACGGGCAAAGACTCTTTCAATACTTTGATCTGACTCGCCGTCATCTTGCCCCCCAGCTCCTTCTCCGAATAAGATAGGATAGTTTCGATCCACTTCACGAATACATTGCAAAAAAAAACACAGGCGTTATAAACAAAAGGAAAAGGAGCATCTAGTAAATCGGTAGCGTATTTCTCATGATCGGCTGCATTGTACTTTTTATCGAAATAAAAGAAACCTACTTTCTTTTGTGGCATTACACATGAAGCCATTAAACGATGAAGATTTGGTATAAAACCTTCCTGACTATATGTCTTTGCCTCGATATACCTAGCCGCAGGGAGACGTTCTATTTGCCATACAAAGCGATAATACCTACCGTTAACCTTTATCCGTTTCTTTACTTCCTTTTTAAAATCATGTTCGAATAGGTGCTTATATTCATTCAGTTTATTAAGAGGCCAGCTGTCTATTTCCTGTTCACTCTTTCCTGTAAGGATGCAGATTATTTTAACAAGCCTATCTAATTCGCTAAATGTCTGATCTTCAATAATAGGCACGATCTGCTGATATTGCCTAACTGTAATTTTATTCCAATTCATAAAAAAGAATATTTAACCTGACCGCCGTTATCCTGCACATACATACTCCATGCCAAAGCTAAGGCATTTACGCAATCATCATGCAACCCTACAGGTGCTGTATATTTAACGCCTGTTCCTGTCATCTGATATTCAAAGCTTTCTAATTCTGCAACAATGGTACCGGAAGGAAAGATTACACGCCTTTGATGTATCGCAGCTGCTAACCCTTCCATAAGCTGCTGCTTGCTTGTTTGCGTATATTTGAAAGAATGTACATCAGAGCGTACACGTTGAATATCTTCTGTGATCGGGTCGCCAACGCCAGTAGAGTCTATTTTAAGCGCACCTTTTGGTAAACGTGAGATAATCTCTTTTGTCTCGTTCCAAGGTCTTTGAAAGCGCTCAAAATAGCTCACAACGCCAAACCTATCCAAACCAATAATAACCGTCCAGTCGAAAGACTTCGCAAGGTCAATGCCGAAAACAACTGAAGGTTCATTTGACATCTTGCCGGTACAGATACGGATATATTCTAAGCCAAAAGGATTAGCAACGTTATCGTTGAACTCCGCTAAGTATTCCTGTTTAAAAGCTAATTCAGGAAGGTCACGCCTTGCTGCTTCTATCTCTGAAGCATCTATATGTGTGTTGCTTATTGTCGGCATCTGCCACGACATCCAATCTGGCTCACCTGTTTGACCTCGCATCCACAACTTGTAAAAGTCATTCTTACCCTTAGGTGTCGACATAAACCATGCATCCCCTTTAAGATCGGTGAGGGTAGGTCTAATCGCTTCCGTCCAGCTTTGCCATAGGTTACGATTAAAAGCTGCTTCGTCTACAATGGCTAACTTATATTTGCGTGAACGACCGGCAAGCGGATTCTCTAAGCTCCAAAACTCAATAATGCCACCTGTGATTAATTCGATAAACTGATTATCGTGCTTCTTTCTGATAACGGGACTAAGTGCCACTAATAGTTCTTTGTAAGTACCTTCTAAAAGTTTGTAGGTTGGTGCAAAATATGCAACAGGGTCACCCTCACATGCAGATTCTACAAGTAAGTTACCAGCCAAAACAGATTTGCCAAACCTTCTCCCACAATCCAAAACGTTAAATCTTTTTCTTTCAGCAAGTATCTGCTTTTGTGCGCTGTGTTCGCTCCTAATCTTTATCCGTGCTGATTCGCTCAATGGTTATCTTTTGTATACCTTCAGTCTTTGTATTCTGATTATCTGTAATTCCGTTTAATCTTGCCGTTAAATTAGGTGCTTTGTACCTTCCTGTCATCGTGCCACCTATCTGATCATCTTCCCATTCTTTGCGCATACACATTACGACTCCCCGAAAATTAGAATAACTTTCATCAGATTGATCCAAATAATGATGAACATCTAATTTTTTATTCCTGAAACACCAAGCTTCAAAACCTTGCCTAAGATATGGCTTTTTAACCTTCCTGACCATTACACCTTTCCCCGTAGCTTCTTCAATGCTGTCAGGGTTTGCGTCAATATGCGCTTTGTATTCATCCCACCATTGCAATAATATTTCAGGAGAATCAATCATTTTGTATCTGCCCCTCCCCATACATTTGGTTCATTTTAATAGTGTAGTTCTCTTGTAAATACGGCAAATGCACTTTTCCCGAATCGTAAACCTTTTGCCATTCACCAAATATCGTGCCTGCTTTGCTTAATCCTTCGTCTTTCATCTTTCTGTATTCAGTACCGCTGCCCACGTCACCGCCTAAATGCTCACCTCTTAAGCCGAAAATATAGTAATTCAGAAACCCTGCTTTGTGTAAGCGATAACAATAATCTGAATCATTCATTCCGTAAGGGTCTTGATCTTCATTCCAATAACCTACTTTTTCAAATGCTGATCTTGTTAGGAGATAATCTCCGAACACCCCCCAACAGGGATGAATGTCTTGATCGTTTACCTTTTGCAGATCGGGTAAACCTTCCACGCAGTGAATAGCTGAAACGCCTGTTTCCGGGATGTGATGCGCTACGTGAAGCATTTTATTAAATGCACCCTGAGGAAGTTCTATGTCATTTGCGCAGATGAATACATTTTGAGCTAATCCTTTTTCAAAGAAATGATAAAGACCTTTGTTTATTGCAGCGCTGATTCCTTTCTGTTCAACTTGCAATAATTGAAAATCAACGTTTTGTACGTTAATTGATTGCAAAGCTTTATCTGAATAATCTTTGCGTATGTAGTCAAGAAATATTACCCCTGTCATTTGTTCCTATGTATTTAGCCGGCACCCCAGCATATTTACAATTCTCTTTTAATTCAGTCTTTTTTGTAACTACAGCACCCATCCCAATCATGCAGCCAGAAGGTACTTTAACTTTCTGATGAATCGTTGCGTTTAAGCCTATATTCGTGTTATCTCCTATTTCAGCATGACCTCCGACCTTTGCGCCACAGGAAAGCGTTACGCCGTTTTTTAGGATAGCATCATGACCTACATGCGAATGTTTCATAAGATAGCAATCTTTACCGATTATTGTAGCTCCTAAAGCTCCGCTATCTATTGTTACTAATCCGGTTATCCTGGTTCCTGACATGATGTAAACACCTTTACTTTCCTCTTCCTTTCCTTTCCATTCGGGCGGCGCACCTATTATGCAATAAGCACCAATATAAATATTATCTTCCAGTATTACGTTTGGATATATAACCGCTGTTGGGTGAATATAGTTCATAAGTTGAAATGATTTATCAAATCTTCAATTGCTTTAAAATAACATCCTGAGCAATAACGATTTGGTAGCCAAGACTGATCTAACTCCTCCCTGTAAATACGCTCAATTTCAAAACGTGCCAACTGATCGAGATCACGAATGTAGCCAATGCGAACAGTATGCCAGGAATGTTCAATGGCTATAAATGCTTCTCTATTCTTTGAGTATTGTGTTTCGTTTATTTCGTTTTTACGTTTTCGAGCCATGCTGTTAAGGCTGATGTTGAAGATGTTATGAATAGAAGCTCTGTGACAAAGGTAGGGCAAAAGTACAGGATTGCACTAAGCCACATTGCAAAACACATCGGACATGAGAAAGGTTTTCGCCTCAATAGTTTATACCTTTCATCCATTCTGAATACTCCGAACCATATCCAAGCGCAAAGGATTGCCGTAATTGGTATGAGTAGAATCATATTACTTTTTTTACTCTTATTGGTTGTATCTCTTTAATATAGCCGTTTTTCTCCCCTTTGCTAGGTATGATGCGACCATGTAGCCGCTGCATCATGTATTCGTGTACTTCCTCCAAAATGTCGTTTATATTATCGGGAGTGACATTTTCAGGAACGTCTATTATCATTTCATTGGTAATAACAATGTAGTTACCGATCATCTTACCTGTCATGGCTGTTCGTATTTTTTCTTTCCCTTTCTTATAAATACGATCTACCTGCTTCATGCTTATTTTTGTTTCCTTGCTGATCTTTTCCATACTTCCCAATTCTTGGTGAAGTTTCAGCATTGCCTTTTCTACCCAGTGCAGATTGTTTTCAATAGCTTCCTCCATTGCCTGTAATTGACTTTCCCTTTCCGTCCGGCTGTCATCTGTTTGCTCGTTGTATAATGTTTCTGTAAATTCATATGTCTGTGTGCGGTAACGTCTGTAAAACCTATTGCCAGGCTGAAAGATCATGCGTTGAACGATACCTGTAGCGTAAAACATTAATTGCTTTTTCTTATAAAGGTCTATAATAACCTCTTCGTCTTTTTCGCAAAGTGTTGCAAATAATTCAGATTTTAAATCATCCTGACCGGCACCTGCGTTAAATTTTGCCAGCATCTTATCTGTTTCAGGACTACTGAATAGATCCGCTAAAATCGTTCGGGCGAAAGTGAATACATCCGAATCCTTCGTCTGTTTCAACTGTTGCATGAGGAATGATGTTAATTGCGTTATCGTTAGGCACTAAAAGAATCTGCTGCATCGCTGTAATATTGCGGCAAATACCGATGTTTGAAGTGAATACCACACCAAGAAAGTTATTATTTTTCTGATGTTTTTTCTCCCAATATCGACACGTTGCGCATATCACGCCCGAAAAATAAATAAAAAAAATTTTAAAAAAAATTTGGAATTGTGTAAAAGCTGTGTATATTTGCTATGTCATTACGAATTATTGTAAACTTAAAAACTAAACACTATGCTACTTTGGATTATCGGAGGTCTTGTTTTCCTCTACTTTTACCTAGACAGCTTTAAACTTTATGTTGCAAGACCATTCTACAAAGGTCGCCACCTTCGCAACCACAAACAAAAGCAAGCCATTCTTAAATCTAAAAACCTGACACCATGCAAATAAGTATGTACGTAAACATTGAAGATATTGATCATATTAAGTCGATATGCTTTAAAGATGCTGAATGCAGCGAAGAATCAGATTATTGCAGGCTGTTAGCTATTCATCCCGAAAATGCTTTCAGCAGCAGAAAAGTAGAAATTGAGATTAAAAATGTGGATATGTTTTGCAGCGATCTATTTTGGGCAGGTATTCGCATCGGTGCAAAGAGGCAACCATTATATAAAAACGAAACCGTAAACTTTTAAACCATAAACACATGAAAGAGTTATTATCAATTCAGGCCGAACTCAAAGCGCCTAAGAATCAGTTTAACGAATTCGGTAAGTATAAGTACCGGAATGCAGAGGATATTCTAGAAGCTGTTAAGCCGTTATTGTTGAAATACGAATGTATTTTAATTTTAAGTGATGCCATAAAAGAAACATCAGGAGGATTAGTTTATGTTGAATCTACAGCTAAATTTTGCGCTCCTAATGAAACTAATGCTACTGTAACTGCGCAGGCTGGTATTGATATAAACCGCAAAGGGATGGACATTGCTCAGTCTTTTGGCAGCTCCTCTTCTTATTCTCGGAAATATGCTTTGCAAGGATTGTTTTTGTTAGATGACAGCCGAGATCCAGACGCTACCAATACACATGGCAAGGATCAACCTACAAGGGAGGAGAAAGACGCTTTGATTAGACAAACTGAAAAGCTACCTGAGGAAAGAAGAGCAAAGGCTATAGCTGCCATAAACAAAGCAGAAACAAAGGATGAATTTATTAAACTTGAAACCGCACTTAAACAAATAAAACCTTAAACAATGGAAACAAAAAAAACAGCAGTCGATATGTTTTGGCTCAAGTTATTAGAAATTGACCATAACATAGCAAAACAAATG